TACGGATTTCATCTACACCAACAGTAGGGTCAAACAATTCAAGCACTAGGTTATCACCTTGTTCTTGGATTTCATCAAAACTAATTGCCCAATCTGCTGCATCAACACGATAACGATCAGCATCTTTTAGTTGTTTAGCAAGACCAATCGAAACTTCTTCAACACCACCTGGTGTACTGATGGCAAACTTACGAGCAGGTTCACTAATGAAGTTACCTAAACGACCATAAACTGATCCTTTGTTTTTAGCAACACGTACTGCATCAATACTAGCACCAATAATACCAAAATCATCAGCACTACGCATACCAACTTCATTCCAATCATAAAGGTCATTAACACCTTTTAATGGTACATTAGAATTAGGATTCATAGCTTGATTGTAGTATCCAAGTTCATCAAGATCTGCTTCTTGTTTAGCAGCATACCTAGAAAGCTCTTCTACTGCATCATCACTTTTAGCAACTGGTGTTATATCATTAATAATTTTCTGTGCTTGAGGTGTCTCACCAACAATTTTAGGAGCTTTAGAAAAGGTTTGACCTACTTCATCAATTGCAGCCCCAAACTTACCAAGAAAACCTACAAACGGGATAAGAAAACCAAGACCTAAATCTTCATTTATGTTTTTAATACGTTTTTCATCTGGACTATCAGTATCAAGTGTAGCCCAGCTATCAGGGATAAAGTCATATTGTGGTGGTAAAGCTTTCTTAAGAGTACCGAAAGCATTATCTTCTTCATACTCAGAGCTAACAGCACCGACAGCAACAGCAGCACCTGCTTCTACACCCCTAGTTCCAAGAAACTTCATAAAGGCAGTATTACCTAACCTATTGATAACATTACCTGATCCAAGTGCTTTAGTGGTTGCAGTTTGTGCTTTAGTTGCTGCTGCCATACCAGCACTTTGAAGTGCTAATGTAGGAACAACAACAGAAGAAATAGCTCTTACTGCTGATGATACACCATTTTCATAAGGTGTTACTTTAGGAATCTGTGCACTTTTTGGTAGGAATTTATTAGCTAAATCAGTAATTGGATCTAATACACCACCAACCGGAACAGCAGTTGCTAGTTCCATAGCGTATCTAGGATCAGTAGCAAAACCTTCTACGTCACTTCCAATGCCACCGCCCATTTGTAAACGGTTCCATTCCCCACGGCTCATGCCTTGGGCTTCATAATAAGAATAGTCTTTACTTGGATCGAATGGTTCAGCAGCCATTTCAGGTTGCATTGTAACCTCACCCGTAGGTGCAGGTTGTTCAGATGTTGGTGCAGTTTGACCTCCCGTAGGAGGTTGTGCCTCTTGTTCTTGAAGTTGAAGTTGTTGCTGTTCGTAAGTATCAACTCTCTGTTGAATTTCTTCTATTTGTTCATTAGAGAGTTGCTTGTTACGATCTTCTTCACTCAACACATATTCACTGCCAACATTTGAATAATCTAATGGATCGTTCATGTTGTTTGTTTTTTAATTAGTTTTGACTAAATGTTATTGACCAGCATAATGATAAAAATTACCCGCAGGATCAAACATAGGGTCTTCTGAAGCTACTCGGTTTTTTAGCATAGTTTGACCTTTAAATTCTGTACGACCATCTAACCTTTTTATAAACTCTTTAATTTTTGCTTTACCTTCAGTAGATTTTAACCTAGCAGCAATTTCAGGGCTTGGTCTAGATAAACCTTTGTAAACTCCTTCGTATTGACCAGGAGCGTTTATAATTTCTTCAATAGTATTGCCATACCCTCCTGTTTTTAAACGAGTAAGAATGTTAGCAGCAACCCCAAATTCATCATCAGTACCTAAAGCAGCTTCACTACTGATTGCATAAGCTAGGTCATTATAATCTTTATCAGTAAGTTGATCTAAATTAAATGACGTACTTTGCATACTAGCTCTCATAGGTCCAGTTGTGCCTGTAACAAAAGCATTACCACGATTAAATCTAGTTTGGGATGACTTAGTAAAATCAGTAAATAGTTTTTGAACTGAAGGTACTTGATCAAATACAGCTTCTTCAGCTGGTGTCGGCATAAGTAAACGACGGTTTAACCCATACTTTGCATTAGAAGCTTCAATCTGTGCATTAATAGCTGCTATAGGACTAACACCTAGTATCTTAGATGTATATTCTACATTTACTGGTATTCTAAAAGTACCATTGTTAGCATAATAAGAACCTATACTAGTTTCAATTTCTTGTTCAGTTAAAATTGAATTTGGTTTTGAAAATAAACCAGTATCATCTTGTGTTAAAAGTTTATTTAATTCATTACGACGTTCTTGAGCAGCAACGCTTAATTGTGTTGCTGTACCTTGGATTTTTGGGAAAACAATTGAGTTATTGGGACCCGTTTCAGAGTAAAATTTATTTTGTACATCGCCTGCTACACCTTTAGCAACATAAGCTTGAAGTTGTGTGTAAGCTTCTTTAGATGCTACTTCAGGTGAAACACCTTTATCTATTAAAGTTTTAAAGAAAAATTTGTATTCATTTTCTAAAGCTTTTTTAACATATAAAGTTGTAGAATCCATACCTTCTGTAGTAGGTTGAAACTTTGTCAAACTTTTAGCATCAGCACCTAAAAGTTTTCTTGTTTCAGCATAAGTAGGTCCATATTTTTCTACTTCTTGTTTTTTGTATAAATCAATAGCTTGGATTTTATTTTGAGGATCTTGTATAGCTTCAATAAAAGCTTCATCTATAGTTTTGTTTGTATATTGCTGGACAATAAGTGATGCTTCTGCTGTTTTATTACCTTGCAACGCTGCTTTTTTTGCATCTAGGTAACGTGCAGGTAAACTTTGATTAGGGAACCTTTCATAAAATTCTTTTTCAAATGTTGCTGCACCTTCTAAATCTCCTTCTGGATCAGCATTATCAAAATAAGCTTGCATTTGTGGTACAGCACTAGCTGCAAAATCTTTAGATTCAATTCTAGTTCTAGCTTGATCTTCACGCATGTAATCTGTTCTAGTTTTCACACGTGCAGCTATAGCGTCTTGATAACGTTGGCTATTACCTCGTTCATCTAGAATAGTTTTATCACCTAATAGTTTAAGGTTATCTAACTCTTCTTTTGAATAACGAAATGAACCATCAGAATTTTGTGCAGAGTATAAATCAAAGACATTTTGTAAAGCTTTTTCTCTACCAATAAGAGGGTTCTTTAGGTCTATAAGATAACCTTGTTGAATCTGACCACTATCTCTTAAGCTTTGTCCTTGACTAGCAAGAGCTTCATAGTTTTGTTTTGTTTCCCCTTCTAAAGATCTTTGAATATAAGCACTGCGAATTTTATCAACAGCATCATTTGAATCAGCTAAAAATCCAGGTTCAAGTTCACTAATATTTAAACCTGTTGATCCATATAGATTTTTTAATACAGTATCTAATACAATAGTAGTTTTTGCTGGATCGTTAACAGCTTCTATACCACTAAATTGATTACCGGCTGCATCAGTAAAAAGAGCTTCAGTACCTTGAAATGCTCTATTTAAAAGCAAAGGTGTTTGTTCTTTTACCAGTTGGTTGTAATAACCTTTCTGCCAATAGTAACCTCTACCAGGGTTAGCCAGTAAACTTTTAGATGTTTCATTAGGTGTTTCTAACCCTTTAGCACCAGCTAGTTGAGTATTATTATCATACTTTACTGTTTCAATAGCTATCTGACTTTCAGTTGTATTAAAGTTAATCTGTGCTTCAGGATTATTGCGGTATTCTGTAAGCCTAGCTTGACGACCTTCTTCAGTTTGATCAATGATCATCTGCTTAGTTCTTTCAGCAGCTACTTTACCAGCAGTTACACTAAAATCAACTAAAGCACCTACTGTAGATTTAAAGGCTTGCTCATCAGCTTCAGCTTGCGCTTGTCTAGATTTAGCTTGATTTTGAATAGCAAGCTGTTCGTTTTCAAAGTTACGGTTTTCAATGTCTTGATTACGATCACGTGCGCGTCTTTCATACTCAGAGTTTTCCTTCATATCTTGAAGGTCACTATCTCTTTGTCTTATTTCAGCGTCACGTTGACGCTCCATACCTCGGATAATCCTGTTACTTTCTTCTTCCATTCGAGCAATACCAGCCCTACTAAGTTGAATAGGTTGGAATCCTCTTGGTCTTGTAGCGGGTTGGTATTGTAGTCGTGCCATGGTTTATTTAGAATTTAAAAAATAATAATAATTTACGAGCGTGGTGCAAGGGCTGATAGACCTGTTCCTAATCCTGCCAGCCCTTGAGTAAGACCTGTGCCAACACCAGTTCCAAACAATGTTCCACCTGCTCCTCCAAGCAATCCTGCATTTACAGCACCGCCAGCTGGACCCAGTGCAAACGCAGCAACCTTTGCAACATCACCAATAAGTTCAGCGGTTGCATTACGACGTGGACCTCTAGGAACTGTGGGGGCTTCCTGTTTAACAGGTTTAACAAACGTTCTTTCTGGTCCCAATTGTGGTTCAGGTAGTGTAGGTAGTGGTTCTGGGAAGATACTCATCTGGGCTTCAGCTTGTAAATCTTGAGCTAATTTTTGTAGTTCAATTTGTTGGATGTTACGTTCAGTTTGAGCAATCTGGCTATCCATATTAGCTTGCAATATTCTGTTATTAAATTCAGCTTCTTCATTAGCAAACTTAATAGCTTGATCAATTCTAGCAATATCAATGCCAACTTGTTTTGTTTGAAGACCTGACGTAACTCTAGCAAATCTAGTTGCTTCATCAATTTTATTGATATTGAGATTAACACCAGTCTCTCTAACTGCTGAGTCAACATTTAGATTTAATAGTTGAACACCAGCACTACGTCTAGAACCTTTTAAAGAAGATTTTAATTGAGTTAATGTTCTAAATGATTCAGCCTGAGCAGATGCTATACTTTTAGCTGTTGATTTACCAGCTTGACCTAAAGAAGCTTGACCGGCAGCTTGCAATCCTTTAACAAATTCAGCTTCTTTTTGAAATGAATTAGAATTAGAAAGATTTTTTAGTTCAGTTTGAATACTTTCAGTTTGAATACGTCTATTACTTTGTATGCCAAATAAATTTGCTTGTTGTTGTAATTTATCAATACCTAGATTAGTAAGTTCATTTTCAAACCCTGCTTTAATAGTTTCAAATTTAAGTTCTTGTGTTTCTCTATTAAAACCTTGATTAATTAGTTCGTTTTCAAGATCTGCATAAATAGCTTCACGTTGAAATGCTTGTTGTAATCCAAGATCTTGTAAAGCAGCTTCTTGATCACTAATAGCTAATCCAAAAGCATCTTCGTTATAACCAAGTTGTGCTTCATAAATACCAAGATCTTTTTCGTAACGTGCTAAAGCTTGACCGTATGAATAATCTTGTATTTCTACATTGTAATCATACTGTTTTAAAGCAGTTTCAAATTCAAAATCTCGTTGAGCAAAATAATCTTTTTTCCCTGCTTCAAAAACTTCTAATTCGTATTTATAGTTAGCTTTGGCTTGCTTGTTTAATTTTTTTTGCTGTTTATTCTCTTCTTTTACTCTTCTTCTATTTTCCGCACCAGCTCCAATACCAAAAAGTTTCATTTCAAGACCAGATGTTTCTAACTGTTCTTTAAGAAAATTCTCCTTAGGATTAAATTCAATGTCAAACATTAAGCTCTCCTATAATATCGAGGTGAATAGTTACCTTCCCACATCATCTCTACAAGAGATACAGGATATGGATAATCACTTGTCATTTTTAATTCAAAATTAGTGTTACGTTGATGGATAGGTACATCAAACCTATACTCAGGTTTTACAGGACTTGTGCTAAATTGATAATCATCACTTACTGTGACCTCTTTAATTAAAGTCCATTCTTTAGAACTACCTAGTTTAGTTTCAAATACTAATGGACCTGAACGACCAGTAGATACTTTAATTCTAGCAATAGTTAATATAGCACTAAAGTCAACAGAGTTACCATCTCTCCGTCTAAAATAAAATGTAGGTAATTGTACTTCAAAGTGATAGTTGTAGCCAACAATAATATTATCAGCTGAATCAGTTAAATCTCCTACAACTTCAAAATAGTTATAGTTTGTACCGGCTTCAATTTTAGGGTTTGCTTCTATAAAAAAGCCTTCATCTTTATCAGGTTTGCCAATTAAAACTGCACCTTTTTTACCAGAAATAGGTGTATAAGGTGTGTAGATTTTAGTTACTTTATTAACTGAATCATATACAACTGCATCTATATTATTAGCAGGGGCTAATGGCTTAGAAAACAAATCTAAACATGGATTACCTGTAATAAAGGGGAATGTTGTATTTACTGTAACATCTCCTGTAGGTAACTCATTAACTGTAATTGAATTCAACAAATACTCATCTTCTTGTTGTGTTATAACTACAATGTCATCGTTTAAAACGTAAGCATCTTGAATAGTACCTGTTAATTCCCATTTAGTCCAAGCTTGAAATAGATCTTTTTCACCATCATTATAATAATTATAAATATAGAGATAAGATGATTGTCTATCTACAAGTAAAATAAAAGAGTTTTGTGGACTAGAGACTAATCTATCTACAGTTTCAGGAATCCATTCAAGTACAACTTTACTGATGTCTACAACAATTGGCGGTTGTTCTACATCTCGTAACTGCATACTAAATACTTTAGCATAATCAGGTACTTTATTAACAAAACCTACAGTAGTACCAATATCTACAGGAGATATATTGCTATCCATTTCATAGCTGGATACTGTACGAATAATAGAAGACGTAGGTGTTAATGTATTTGCATCAGTAGCAGATAACATAAATTGCTGACGATCAGCAAATAACAAAAGACCTTGAGCAGTAGGTAAGACATCAAATAACGTAACAGGTCTTGTACTAGATACATTTAAATCAATAGGATCTGAAGCAATTTGTGTTAAAGCTGATTTAACAAAGAAGTTAAAAGATTCATTAGCTACACTTAAGATTACATTATCTTCTGATAACAAACCAAATCTGTTGTTATAGAAAAATGAAGATTTAATTTTTCTTCCAATAAAAGAAGGTTCTGGACTTGTAGTGTCATCACCAGCTAGCCTACTTACAAAAGGTATTGGTTCAAATGTAAATTGATCTACATTATTAACTGTACCAGTATAGATAAATCTATGTGGCATTGTTGATGCATCTAGTCCAGGTGAAGCATCTCTAGCAATTGTTTCTAGCCAATAACCTTTACCACTTATACCATCATAAGCTACATATTTAACATAGTAATCATCACTATCACTATTAGTATTTAAGATACGTACGTTATGACCATCAAAAGATTCAGCTGGTAATTCAGTTACATTATTTACTTGATCTAAAAATGCTTCAATTGAATCATTATTAAAACCACCTACTGCTGTTAAAGTAAAAGGTAAAGGTGTGCCAGTTATTGTACTTGGTGTATTATTTAGAACAACTGCATTAGCACCACTAAATCTTCTAATAACTAAACTGTTAACATAAGACTCAATATACCAAACACCATCAAAATTAGCATTACTTGCGCTTTGTTGTGTTTCAATTATACTTTTTACTTCACCAGATAGTGAATTATTAGCATTAACTCCAGTTAAAAAATCTTGAAAAGTTGTACTTGATGTTGCACTAGCTGTATCAGATATACCTTGAATAGTTATAGTATAATCGTACCCATCAACAAGTGTAATTAATTTTAAAGTACCAACTGAATTAGCAATAAAAGTACCAGCTGGTAGCATTGCTGTAACTTTAGTTTGGTTGGTAATAATTGTAGTATCTTGAATACTACGGAAATGAAAGTGATCTGAAGTACTAGCACCTGTTAAATACGAAGCACCATTGTTTGTAATAGTACATGGGGCACCTGTGGCTGCATTCCATGCATAAATATTAGTCCCTTTAATGGCTGCTACATAAGAAGTGCTTTCACTACGGTCCAGAAAAAACCATACAGCATCTTCTAAATCAGCTTTACTGTAAGGATTTCCGTTTATATCTTTTAGGTGATTAATAAAATTCATACCAGGTCTTTTTAGTAGACCATAAGTAGGATCAGGATACCCATTAATACACTCAGATACCTGACCAGCTAGTTTTTTGTCGTCGTTTTGTTTAGAGACACCACCTAAAAAATTAGGTGATAGTTGTGTTACTACTGGCATTAGCGATACAGTGCGTTAAATGGTTTATAACTACGGTAATAATTACCGCCTTGTGGTTGACCAAAGAATGTATGATCACCTTGATTACATTCGTATTCTAGAGCCATAGCTCTTGTATACGCTTCTTTTTGTGACAGCATTTGGAATTGTTGTCCATCGCCAATCACTCTACTAGAGAATATAGAAGATGCTCTGGCTACAATATAAGCTTGAATAGGTTGTGGTAGATATTCATAATTCCATTCCCATAGCACATCAATGTAAAGCGTTCCATCTCCCCATTCATCTGTATGGTGAATAGTATCATAGAGATAACCTCCACGATTAACACTATTTTTTCCTAGGTTAGCCGCATAATCTTGGCTAAGATCATATTGAATAGCATTATTAGGAATAGCTACTTTTTTTGTAATTGCATCTGGTGTTACTTCTAGATTTAATTCTTTATTAAATGTCCATCCTTCAGACTGAACTTCACGTGATACTTCTTTTAAAGTATTAAAAGCAATCGCAACGTCCGGGTTAGTTTGAGTTTCTACTTTATAAGAAACAACTGATTTTAATATTGATATATTACCTGTTGATGAATGTGAAATATTAACAGTGTAGTTATATGTTTCTGGTATTGTACCTACAGCTACACCTGTTGTAGAAACAGCTGTGTTAGGAATAACACCAGTACCACTTAAATAAGTACCTACAGGTATGTCTGCTTCTGTAGTAGTTAATGTAGTACCAGAAATACTACCAATAAAAGCAGTAAGTGGTTCAAGTACAAAAGTTGTTTCAGTTGTTAGAGTATTCACGGGAGCCTGACCAACTGACGCCAGGATCTGATTAACAGCTTGTAGCTCAGTATTGGAGCCAGTAGTAGGAAAAGGCATAATTTGATAATGAGTATTATTCTCAATAAAGAATTAAAAAAAAGGAGTCCCCGAAGAGACTCCCAATATAAGATAAACAAACGTATCAGGTAACGTTTGCAGGATAAGAAGCACCAAATGCAGCAGGAGCAGTGCTAGTAGCATAAAGCTCAACAGCAGCTGCAGGGTTCAGGAAATCAGCGCCCATAGCAAGACGACCCAAGATAACATCACCCTGATAAATCACGGAGACATCACCACTGGTTACTTGAACCTGAGGAGCGATAGCTTCGACACAACCAGCAGCTTCACGCTGGAAGATCAAACCACAAGAGGTTTCAAAGGCATTAGCAGCACCGTAGTTATTACGGGGACCAGCAGCAGAGCTGACAGTACCAGCTTCGATGTCTTCACTAATGAAGTCACCAACGTTACCAGGGCTAGTAATAGCACCACCATAATTAACACCATACCTACCGAAGAAAGGAATATTCATCGACTTGTAGATCTTAATACCAGCGATCTCTACAACACCTTTACCACTTTGCAGTGAAGCACCTTGTACATCACGATTAATCAAACCACTATCACCAGTAGCTTGAATCAAAACATTATACTGACGTGGGTTCAAGACACCAACACGTCCATCTTGTGATACACCCTTTTCATCAAGAGCAGCAGCTGCATCAAAGAATGCATTTACAAGTTTAGCTTGATCATAAGCATCAGATTCAGCACCTGCACCAGTGCCAACTTGAATTTGAGTACCACCTGGCTCAGCATAACCAGTTTTAGAAACTGGAGATGCAAGACGAGCACCTTTAGCAATTTGACGGAAGATCAAACGGTCATACTTTTCAGCAAGGGCATAACCAATCTTACGTGAAATCTCAGAACGCATATCATACTGAGCAAGAGTCTCATCAAGATTATAAACGAAGGCTGAACTAATCAGCAAATCATCAACCGTGATGGTCTTTTCTGCTACAGGAGGAGCGTTGTTGGAGTCACCAAGAATGCTGTTACCAGGAGTATGGTATTCAGATTTGGTACGACCTGTGTAGATAAACTGCATTGACTTACCACCAGTCAATGTACGCTTCATGACCAAATCACGAGCGATTGTATTGTTTTGGAATCCTTTGAACATTTCTCCACTGAACAGTTTCAGATAGAGAGCGCGGCGCTCGCTAGTATCAGCGATAGCACCATTAAGTGCACCCGGCGCAGTAAGCTGAGCAGGGTTTACACTAGATTGAAAAGCCATTGTAAATAATAAATAATAGAGATATACTTGTCACCAAACGTTTGATGTTTAATTTGTATTGTGGTCTATCCCACCGTCTAGACGGCAAAGGGTATCCTCGTAAGGGCCAATGCCAATAGTGAAGAGGGGAATTGCACCCCTCTGTTAGATCTATCTCACTTGGTGTACTTTACACCGCGATAGCAATAAGTTTTGCCTTGCATAGTAACCTCTTTAGAAGCCTCCACAAGCCCCGTTCCATGCTTATGGTGTCATGCGTCCCGAAGGATGAACGGACG